GACCGCAGCAATCGCAGATGGTGGTGGTGCACTTGCAACCGCAGACCAAATCCATACATTCTATACCGCAGGTGGTAGTAATTTAGCAACTGCATTGAATACAGATTTAGGTGGAGATTTCACAATCGGTAACCAATCAAGTGATACTGCAACATTTAGTGGTGGTGTTATTATTGATGGTGACTTAACTATTAATGGTACACAAACTTCACAAAATGTAACAAACTTATTAGTTGAGGATAAATTCATCCTACTAAATAGTGGTTCTGCAAGTGGTGATGGTGGTATCGTAGTTCAGACTCATAGTGGATATAGTGGTAGTGCATTATTCTATGACGATAGTGCATCTCGTTGGGGATTAACAAAGGCTGATGATACTGCACAAAGTGCAACAAGTGCAACACCAAGACAATACATTGTTTCGGTTAGTGGTTCAACTGAACCACCAGCAGTTGGTAGTAATCCACAAGACTTTGGTGGAGCAAATGCAAATAGAATCGGTATGATGCATATAGAGACTGATACAGGAGATATCTATATTTGGTCATAACAACAATAAAGGTTTATAATGGGAATAGTTAAAAATCAAAAGACGGGAGTAAAAAAAAATACTCTCGTCTTTTCCAAAAAAGAAATAGAGTTTCTTCTGTATTTGATACAAGAAGGAATGATACCTGGTAAGAGATTATCAGAGGCAGTTACTATTGTAGAAAAACTGCAAAGAGAATATAGTAAAGTAATTAGTGAATAACTTATTGGCCTTGGTGTGGCAATCAAGGAAGTGGGCCGAAACGGTAACCAACCATAAGGAGATAAAATAGATGCCAAGTTGGAAAAAAGTCGTAACATCGGGCAGTAATGCCGTATTAAATGATATCACTTTAAGTGGTAATATATCTGGAGTAAGTGCATCTTTCAGTTATGTAACTGCTAGTAAAGTTGAAGTTGACGCATCTACTCTAACCATTGGTGGAACCGAACTTACTAAAACAGATGCTGACAATGTAAAAAATGTATCTGGTACAAATAGTGGTGATGTTACATTATCAGGAACACCTAATTATATCACAATAAGTAATCAAGTCATTACAAGAAACACCATTGATATTGGTGATGATACAAATTTACAAGCAGGTACAAACATTACATTAGTTGGTGATACACTAAATGTAGATGATGCTTTCTTAAAGAATAATCAAAATGATAGCACAACTGGTACAATAACCGCTGGTGGATTCACTACTAATGGTGCTTTAACATTGACTGGATTAAGTGCACAAAATTCAGAACTAACTGCTCTGATGATAAATGGAAGTAATCATGTTGGAACAAGAGAATTAAGTGCATTAGCTTTTGAAGACCAAGCAGACTTAACTACAGATGTTGTAGGAACATTACCTGTAGGAAATGGTGGTACTGGTGTAACTTCCATGACGAATCTAAAAAATGAGTTAGATGATGAAACATGGACTTTCGCTAACAAACTCACAGCAGATGCTGGTATAGATATTGATAACATCAACATTGATGGAACCACAATCGCATTATCATCAGGTGATTTAACACTTGATTCTGCAGGAGATATCATACTTGATGCAGACGGAACAGACATTGTATTAAAAGACGGTGGAACTGAATTTGGTAGTTTTAAAAGAGCATCTTCAGATTTTGTTATAAAATCCGCAACAAACAATAAAGATATATTATTAAAAGGACAAGATGGTGGTGCAACCATAACTGCATTACAATTAGATATGTCAGAAAGTGGTGATGCATATTTCAACAATGATATAAGTGGTTCAACAATTAGGGCAAGTGGTGATGTTATTGCATTTAATTCATCTGATGAAAGATATAAAGACAATCTACAACCAATATCAGAACCATTATGGAAAGTAAATCAAATAGGTGGTTATACATTTGATTGGAATGATAAACAAGATACATACGAAGGACACGATGTTGGGGTTATTGCTCAAGAAATACACAAAGTATTACCAGAAGTAGTTGGTGAGAAGAATGATGGTTATTTAGGTGTTAAATATGAAAAAATCGTTCCATTATTAATAGAAAGTATCAAAGAATTAAATAAAAAGATAGAAGATATTGAAAAAAATTGTGATTGTTTGAACAAATAATCAAAAAAAAATTAGTTTTAAATCTATTTTGAGATTTCTAAATTATACTTATATATAAACTTAAAAGGAGTTATAAAGATGGCGAATGAAATTAAATTTACTGAAGAAGAATTAAAATCTTTGAGAGACTTAAGAGACAATTATGCTACTACTCAACTATCTTTAGGTCAATTAGAAGTTCAAAGAATGTTGTTAGACCAACAACAAGAAAGACTTCATGACCAAAAGTTAGAGTTAGAGGCACAATATGTAGAAATTCAAAAAACAGAATCTTCCTTAGTAAATTCGTTAAATGAAAAATATGGGCCAGGTAATCTTGACCCAGAAACAGGTGTTTTTACACCAACTGAAAATAAATAAGATTACTTAATTGTAATCACAAGGGAGAAAACAAATGGCAGAAAGAATAGTAAGTCCAGGTGTATTTACACGAGAAAAAGATTTATCTTTCTTACCACAAGGGATTTCTGAAATAGGTGGAGCATTTATCGGGCCAACATCAAGAGGGCCTGCTTTTGTACCAACTACGGTAAGTAATTTCCAAGAGTATGAAGATTTATTTGGTGGACTTAACAAATCTTACTACACACCTTATGCTGTTAGAGAATATCTAAAATCTGCAGGTTCTGTTACTATTGTTCGTGTTCTTGGATTAGGTGGATATCAAAACGATTTTGTCGGTATTGCACAAAGTGGTAGTATCGTTGCAGTTTTGAAACCATCAAGAGGTGCTTCAGACCCAGATTCTTATAGTATTGCTGGGCCAGCAAGTGCATCCTTAGTACAAACAAATGGTTCAAATGATGCAACTTTAACACTTAAGGGAACTTCAATCACATTTAGTCTTGATAGTGGTTCTGCAAACTATATTGATAAAGTATTCAGTACAGACCCACAAGTATCAGGTACAACGGTTGATAAAAAAGTTTACCTTTCATCATTGTTTGATAACTCAATCACTAATAATGATTATCATACGAATGTTCCAAGTATGAGTCTTGTTAGTGGTAGTGATGACTTCACACATGATTATGCAGTCGCAACAACACCATCTGTTCAATCACAATTACTTAATAGTGCAAGAACAGACTTATTTAAAGTTAATACTCGTTCACATGGTTCAAATGTTAATCATCTTTACAAAATCGGTATATCCGATGTTAAAGTACCAGCAGATGTACCAGGTAGTGAATATGGTTCATTTACTTTAAGTGTTCAGATTAATAATCCTGGTGAATCAGATGATGGAACAATTTTAGAATCTTTCCAAAACCTAAATTTTGATGAGGATTCAGTTAACTACTTACCAAGAGCGATTGGTGATAGATATGTAACTATTGATTCACAAGGTAAATTAACCTACAATGGTGATTATCCAAACAAATCAAAATACATCTACTTATCAGATTTTGGTAATCTTGAAGGTATTTCAAAAGAAATAGTTCCTATGGGATTTGGTAAATTAACTTTACCAGTTTCTGCAGCAACTTCTTTATCTGGTTCACAAAGTGTACCAAGTGCAGTCTTCAAGTCAAATCAGTTAAATGAAAGAGGTGACTTTAGTTCAAATGTGTTCTATGGATTTGATTTCAGTAATGAAGATAGTAAACAATACTTACAACCTTTACCAGCATCATCAGGAAATGGTAATAATGTAACGATGAGTTTGGAAGACCAAAGTGGTCATGCAGATGCATCAGCATTAGGTACAACTTTCTCAGATGCAAGTGAAAAAGTAACATTGGCACTATCTCATGTCAAACAAAGAAAATTCGTTGTTCCATTTCAAGGTGGTTTTGATGGATTCAATCCTGCAAAACAAAAGAATGTAGGGAACGACATTTCAGCAACAAACACACAAGGATTTGATTGTCAACTTTCAACATCAAGTGGTTCAGTAGCTTATACACGAGCACTAAACGCAATCTCAAATCCAGACGAGTTTGATATCAACATGATAGTGACACCTGGTATTATCCATGAGTATCACCCATCAGTAACTAACAAAGCTATAGATGTTGCAGAAGCGAGAGCAGATGCATTCTATGTAATGGATGGTTCAAGATGGGGTCGTTCAGTAGATAATGCTATTGAGGATATTAAAGCGTTAGATACTAACTACGCAGCAACTTATTATCCATGGGTTAAAATCCAAGATATCAATACTAACAAACCAACATGGGTTCCACCATCAGTTGTGTTACCAGCGGTAATTGCAAATACTGATAGAGTATCTCATGAATGGTTTGCACCTGCAGGTCTAAATCGTGGTGGTTTAGGTCAGTTTGGGGTATTAGAGGCAAAAACAAGATTGACTCATTCAGAAAGGGATGACCTTTATGAAAACAGAATCAATCCAATCGCTTCATTCCCTGCACAAGGTGTAGTGGTGTTTGGACAAAAAACACTTCAAGGAAAACCAAGTGCTCTTGATAGAATCAATGTAAGAAGACTATTAATTAGACTTCGTAAGTTCATTGCTTCTTCTTCAAGATACTTAGTCTTTGAACAAAACACAGCAACCACAAGAAATCGTTTCTTAGGTATTGTGAATCCGTTCTTAGAACAAGTACAAGCAAATAGTGGTTTAACTGCATTTAGAGTAGTAATGGATGAAAGTAACAACACACCAGATGTTGTTGATAGAAATCAGTTAGTAGGTCAGATATTTATCCAACCTACAAGAACTGCTGAGTTCATTGTACTTGACTTTGTAGTACAACCAACAGGAGCAACATTTCCTGAGTAAGTTTAACTTATAAAGTAACTTATAATAAAAAACCCCAGTCTTACGATTGGGGTTTTTTGTTTCTGTTAGGTTCTTACGATTACGATATTAACACCTAACTATTTACTGAATTAAAACATATATATCACTTCCTTTCACTTTCTTTATTAACAGGATCGCTTTCAAAATATCATACTATAATATAACCATTTCTAACATTAGTGTCAAGCTTTTTTTAAGAATATCTTTGAATAATTTCTTCAACTTGTTCATCGGTAAAACCAACAACACTATAACAATTTAAGAAGTCATAAACCGTGAAGAAGTCAGTATCTTCTAATCTTTCTTCATAACCTTGTTTATTACCACTTTCATTAAATGCTAATGTTTCTCTTTTATTTTCATAAAGATTATATATCGCAGTTTCTTGTTGTTGAACAAACATCTCAATATTTTGTTCTATTTGTTCCTTAGTGAAACCTTCTGTAAAATTTGGTATTGTTAAATTTTCAATCATAATCATATTCCTTTCATTTCTATCTTTAATCACATATTAATATACAAATACTACGAACCAATGTCAAGCTTTTTTTTGAAAAAACTTCAAAAAAACTTCTAAAAATATAATATTATAGTAATACACTTTTTTCACTTTCTTTATATTTATTAATGTAATAAGTAAAACTGGCCTAATAGGAGAAAGAAAATGGCAGAACTAATTGACCCAAATGAAATTTTTTATACCCCATTTGAACCTAAAACAAAAAATAGGTTCATCATGTATATTGATGGAATACCTGCATATCTTGTAAAGACTGCAAACAGACCAACAATAACTTTTGAAGAAATCGTCTTAGAACATATCAATGTTAAAAGATATGTTAAAGGTAAAGGTGCATGGGAGACCTTAGAAATAACTCTCTATGACCCAATCGTTCCAAGTGGTGCACAAGCAGTAATGGAATGGGTAAGACTACATCATGAATCTGTAACAGGTCGTGATGGATATTCTGATTTCTACAAGAAAGACATTACATTTAATCTATTGGGGCCAGTAGGTGACAAAGTGGAAGAGTGGACATTGAAAGGTGCAATGATTCAATCTGCGAACTTTAATGATTTAGACTTCGCAAATGGAACAGATGTTGCAGATATCTCTCTAACACTTCGTTACGATTACGCAATACTACAATTCTAACAATCGGAGATATATGAAAATGTGGGAAATATTCAAGGACAACAACGATTATAACGAGAAATCAATTATTGGTTTCGGTGCGTTTACAATAATGGTTATCTTCGCAATGGCAGATGTTATTACAGGTATCATTGGAAAACCTTTGGTTATCAATGATGTTGTGTATAACTCATTCCTATTCACTACTTTAGGTAGTTTCGGAATCGCAGGAGCAGAAAAAGTTCTTGGAAATAAAAAATAATTAGATTTTAAATTCCAAAAATAGTTATAAATATATGGTTTTAAATTCAATTCTTAATCAAGGAGATTAATAACATGGCAGAAAATCAGTACGCATTTCCTACTGAGGTTCTATCTTTACCATCCAAGGGATTATTGTATCCCAAAGATAGTCCATTAAGTAAGGGAACAATTGATGTAAAATACATGACAGCAAAAGAAGAAGACATCTTAACATCACAGAATCTTATACAACAAGGTGTTGTGATTGATAGATTATTAGAAAGTGTTATTGCAACACCAGGAGTTAAATTAGATGATTTATTACTTGGTGATAAAAATGCAATAATGGTTGGGACTCGTGTTTTAGGATATGGTAAAGACTATCCTGTAACATTAACAGACCCAGACACAGGTGAAGAAGTAGAAACAGAAATTGATTTAACTAAACTTGAAAACACTAAGTTTGATGAGTCAGTATTTAAAGGTGAGAATAAATTTTCATATACTCTACCTAACTCAAATAGAACTATTGAGTTTAAATTACTAACTCATAAAGATGAAGTTGAAATTGATTTGTTACTACAAGGATATGAAAAGGCAACTAATCTTACAGGTGTAAGTAATGAGTTATCTCTTCGCATGAAACACCAAATCGTTTCAGTTGATGGTAATACAGACCAAAAGGAAATTGATAACTTTGTTGATAATCAATTCTTATCATTAGATACTCGTGAATGGAGAAAGTATGTCAAGTCAATTCAACCTGATGTAGATATCAGTATTAACTACAAGAGTAAAGTTGGTAAAACACATAGAATACCACTCTCTCTTGGGATTGACTTTTTTTGGCCAGCCGGCGAGTAACAGGCCGGCAATCCACGAAGAAGTCTTCAGCCTATCATACTATGGCCAAGGTGGTTTTACCCACCAAGAAGTCTATAATATGCCCATTCCGCTCCGAAGATTCTATATTCAACAAATCGTTAAGTCTGTAGAGGAACAGAAAAAAGAAGTAGAGAAAGCACAAAAAGGTGATGGTGGAGTTCAGATGCCTCAGTTTAAAAAATAATGATTCTTGATATTTATTAATGATTAAACAGGAGTCAAAATGTCTAAAATAGTAATCAAAGAAAAAAAAGTGATAAGAGAATTTATTGGGTCGTTGTTCAAAGCGATTGGACAAAGGAAAGCCAAAAAAGATGTTATCAAAAAGATTTCAAAAGACCCTGTAATCAAAAAGAGTCTAATCCAAATAAACAAAATTGACCAACAATTAGAGAAGTATCTTGATAAGAAGATGGAAGACCCAAATTGGGTATCAGATATGGAAGATTTAGGATTTGATACAGACTTACTAAAATAATTTAAATAAATAATCGGTTATACTAATTTAAACTGAGAACCTATGGCAAATTCAGACAAAGCGAAAAAGAACTTTGAAGACATAAAGAGTTCGGTAAAAGAAACTCAAGATTTCATTAAGGAAATGTCCAAAGAATTTCCTGATATAATTAACTACGCCAAAAGACTTGCAGCAACTTTCTCAGATGCAAAAAAGATGTCAGATGGTCAACTTGACACCTTAAAGAAAACCAATGATATCACAAGAGAAATATTAGGTAATCGTAAAAATATACATAAAGAAAGTTTTGAAACAAAAGATTTAGATGAATTATCTGCAGAGTATTCAAAACAAGGATTGGGTAATAGAAAGAAAATCCTTACAATTTTAAAACAAGAACAAAGAATTCAAAAATCCATAAATAACCAAATCAATGCATCGGCAAATGCTGCAAAGAAATTTGGAGATAGTATCACGAGTGGAGTACAATCAATACCATTCTTTGGTAATTTTTTATCCACTGCACTTGGATTGGATAACTTAGGTCAAGAGATTAGTGATAGTTTACGAAAAGGATTTGGAAATCAAGGTGGACTTCTAAAAAACATACTCAGTCCTGCAGGTGCTGGTGGTGAATTTATAGGTAGTGCAATCACCGACTCATTTAGAGGTAAAGAACTAAGACCATCAGACTTTTTAAATTTACAACAATTTCAAATGGAACTGAAACAAGGTAATTTTATTCCAAAAACAGGAGAATCATTATCAACCGCATGGGATAGATGGAAAAAGAGTAATTTGGGTAAAGAGAAAGATGGATGGTCACCATTAGATTATATGACTAAAGGAAAGGGTACAAAAGATTTTAGAAAAGGTCTTACGGGACTTGGAAGAGTATTATTTATGGATGCACCATTACGAACTTTCAAATTGGGTGGTAGTTTAGCAGGAAGGTTATTCGGTGGTGCACTTGTAGCGGGAATAAGTGCAATATTAGTGAAAAAATTCAGTCAAGGATTTGATGCACTTACAGGCCCTAACTTCTTAAGGAGTTTCTTACCAGGATTCACTACATTTAAAAATGAATTTGGTGATGTAAGTAAGTTTAGTTTTGATACGGCAATGAATACTTTGAGGATGAAGTTCCAATTCGGAGTCGCCTCAGAAGATGCATTGAAACTTGCAAAACAAATGTCCATTATATCAGGACTATCTGTGGAGAGTGCACTTGCACAACAAAGGTCAATTGCCACACAAGCGAGAATGGCAAATGTTTTACCTTCAGATGTTATTAAGGATATGGCAGACAACCATGAGTTGATTGCAAAGTTCTCACAAGATGGTGGAATGAACATGGCAAGAGCTGCGATAGAAGCTCGTAAACTTGGATTAAGTTTAAGTACTACTTCAAAGATTGCAGACTCATTATTAAGTTTTGAAACAAGTATTGAGAGTGAATTAGAAGCCTCATTAATGATTGGTAGACAATTAAATTTAAATAGGGCTCGTGAACTTGCACTCATGGGTGACATGGAGAATTTACAAAAAGAAATTGTAAGACAAGTTGGAAGTGAACAACAAATTCAACAAATGAATGTTATTCAAAGACAAAAACTTGCAGCAGCCATTGGAGTAGAGGTATCAGAATTACAAAAATTAACTCAAGGTGGTAGTCTTAGTTTTAAAAATGAAATGATGGAAAAGTTTGCAAATGCTATGAATAGTACACTTGGTAGAATCGGATTGTTGGCCGTGTCTTTAGGACTTGCAGTAAGATATATAAAAATTGCATATACAATGTTAAGAAGTTCAGCAGTTGCACAAAATCAAAATACAAGTGCAACAATGATGAACACCAGAGCTCTTATGGGTGGTAAGGTTGGTGGATTAACATCAGGTGGTTCAGGTGGTATGATGTTACCAATGAGTGGTGGTGGTATGATGGGTGGTCAACTATTACCAGGTGGTGTAGGTAGATTAACTAAAGGTGGTTTACCTGATATGAGAGACCCTGTTAATAAAAAAATGTTTGGTAGTGTTGCACAAAGAAACAAAATGTATGGTATTACTAATAATAGTTCAAGATTAGGTTCACTTGCAAAAAGTGGAATGAAAACAGGAATGAGAAGATTTGCACCACTCGCAGTTGGATTAGGGATGATGGAATATGCAAACGCACAAACCAGAGGAGAAAAAGCGTCTGCAGTTGGAAGTACAAGTGGAGCTATCGCAGGAGCTGCAGCAGGTGCAGCGATTGGTTCTATAGTACCAGGTATCGGAACTGCAATCGGTGGTATAGTTGGTGGTTTATTAGGTGAGATGGCAGGAAGAAAAGTTGCAGAAGGTGTAACTTCAGAAAGTGCAGAAACACAAAAAGGAATGTTAGGTGTGTTGGAACAAATAGATAGAAAGTTAGAAAAACAAACAATGGCGATTAATGACCTTGGTGGGAATATATAATGAGTTTATTAGATAAATTAAAAACAGATTTAAGTTCATTTGATTATTCAAAAGTAGGACAAAAACATGATGACTACTTTGGAGAGGATAATGCAACAGGATTCACACCAAATAGACAAGAGGGTGATAAAACAGAATTCATTCCAAAATCTACAAACAAGTTAGAGAATTTTCCAGGACCTGTTGACTTCGTTCAACCTAATTACAATCCATTAGAAAAACAAAGTATTTTAACAAGTGAAACAAAAACTATGAGTGGTATAACCTTTAATGGTGAGTTTTCATCTGATTGGTTAAGACCAAATTATAATCCATTAGAAAAACAAAGTATTTTAACGAGTGAAAAAGTACAAATGAGTGGAGTTAAGTTTGACGGACCAGTTGATTTTATTAAACCTGATTATAATCCATTAATAGAACAAAGTATTTTAACGAGTGATAAAAAGGAAATGAGTGGAGTAAACTGGCCAGGTGGAGTTAACTTTTTCAAAGATACACATGCAACAGGATTCACATTAGACAGACAACAATTAGACCCAACAGAATATATTGAAGATATAAGTATTTTTGATGATGGAGTTGGAACTAAAGGTATACCACAAATTATTCAAGATGGTACATTTCAAATAAAAGCGATAGAAGGAGTTGACCCAAATTTAGGTGGGATTCATGGAGTCACAAGAGATTCAGTTGCACCATTTATATTTGGTGGTCATACTTTCTCAACACTTGAAACCGAAACCATTAATGAAATTTCAGAGAATATGTCAGATGTCAACTTGATTGATAAAAATCAAGGTCATGCTGGTAGTGTGAAGATTGGTAAAGGTCAAGTTATTAAATTAGGAGATATCTCATTAACAGGAGATAAGTTTGATGTTAAACCACAATTTGGACAATTCATCAATCAAACCATTGCATCAGAGGATTTTCTCAATACTGCATATGATAAGTTTGGTGGACATAATGCTCTTAGAAATCACTCAAGAGAAAATCAACCATATATCATTAGAGAAATTGGACAAAGATACCTTGGGTTTATTGGTGGAGATGAATCACCACCACTTATCGCAGATGGTGGATTATTCCGAGGTGGTATTGTAACTCAATTAGATAGAGTTAGACTTGATTCTGAAAGAATTGGTAAATTCCTATTATCACCAAAGGGTATAGTTTGGAACTTAAAACAATTTGTATTACAGGCATTAAATGCAAGACCAGAAACAAGATTGTTTAACCCACTCTCAACACCATTAAGTGTAACTAATTTATTTCATGAACCAAGACATATTGATTTAAATCCATTGCGAGCAGGATTAGGTGGATTCAGAGTTCCAAGGTATGAGGATTATGTTCATACTGAATCTGAAGAAGCTTCATTCGTAAAGGAGACATCAGATAGACTTGGTGAAATAGTAAAATTAGAAACATCAATGAAAGAGAATTGGGATAAGGCATTTCCTAAAAAGAAAAAAGAACAATCCAAAGATGAAAACAAAGCTGTAAATAATGCAGGTAAAGTTGATACAGGAGTATCTGCGAAAGAAATCGCACAAAGAGCAGGTGCAGGAGCAACCGCATTGGGTAAAGGTATACAAGTACTTGCACTCAAAGCAGAAGATAAAGTAAAGGGTGTTAGAAAACTCGCAGTAGAGGTAAGTTACGATAGTGATTTACAAGTTCCATATCAAGGTACTTATGGTAATATTAAAGAATTAAGTGATGGCAAAGATTTTCCAAAAGATTTAATTAAATTTAGAATTAGAGATGCAATCAATGGTAAATGGATTATATTCCCTGCATATCTTGAAGACATTTCTGATAATTCAAGTGCAGAATACACAACAGAAAAATATATTGGACGACCAGATGCAGTTCATATTTACAATGGATTCACAAGAAATATTAGTCTATCATTTAAAGTTGCAGCACTTTCAAGAAATGATTTACCAGTTATATGGGAAAAGTTAAATGCACTTAAAGGATTAACCACACCTACATTTAAAAAGTTTGTCTCATTAGATAAAGAGTTAAGACCAGTATCACCATATGTTTACTTAACTATTGGTGATATGTTTAATAATACACCAGGTTATTTCAGTAGTGTAAATGTACAAGTCAACAATACCGTATCATGGGAAATATCTGATGGTGTACAATATCCACATGTTGCAGATGTAAGTTGTGAGTTTGTATACATTGGTAAAGGATTACCAAACACATTAGGTAAACATTATGACATACCATGGTTAAAAGATAAAGGTGTAGGTGAAAATAAATTTGGTGTATTTGCTGATATAGACCCTAAAGAAAAAGAGGCATTCATAAGAAGATATGATACTAAAGTAGATGGTGATAATATCACATGGGATAACTGGTTAAGTAAACAAAACAATAACACATTTGGTAGAAAAGGTTAATTATGGCATCAAGATATAGAAACCAAAAAATTTTGTTAGATTTAGATAGTAATAAAAGATATTTATCAAGAATTAAATATCCTGTTATACCATCAAGAGATAGTGATATAAGAATAGTCACAATACAAGGACAATCATTATTAACTCTTGCAAACGAATTTTACGGAGATGTAAATTTATATTGGGTTATTGCAAGAAGGAACAATATTAATAATACTCTTTTTCCTACAATCGGTACGGAGTTATTCATTCCTACAGACTTGGGAGAAATAACAACTGAACTAAGTAGGTTAAATGTAGTATAATGAAATTCAGAACCAACATATCACCTTTCGTACAAAAAACATTATTTAAAAAAATGAAAAGACTTTCAAGAGACCAAGTGAATGGTATGCTTGAACCAACAGACTTTTCAAAAAATGATACACCATGGGGAACTATGTTGAGTAGGGCCTGTTGGGTAAGTTGTCACACACCAAGACTTGTAAAGAATGAGGATGGTAAATACGATACTGAATTGATGAGATTAAGTTCTGCATATGATAATGATGGTAATATGATAAATGAACCACTTTCAGGATTAAATCCATTAACAAGTCGTACAATGTTCACTTTGGATAAATCAGAAACATATAGAGGGCCTGCAGGTATCACAGGAGTTAGTGTGGATACTAAATCATTTTTTATGAATAGTGCAACTATAAATTTTAAAGTTCCAAATCCGAATGAATTTGAAAGATTAGAAAAGGCATTCTTAAAACATGGTAATATTGTATTGTTAAGATTTGGTTGGGGAACACCTGAGTATGATGATTTATCAAATACTAAAGTAGATTTCTCAACTTTCTTAGAGGCACAATATAAAATCAATGATATAAATGAAAGGTCTAATGGAAATTATTATTCGTTATTAGGAGTGGTTTCTGATTTTAGTTTTAATATAAATACTGATGGTGTATATGAATGTAATTTTACTTTGACTTCAATGTCACGAAATATATTAGGACAATCAATACAAGTAGGTGGTGTTGATAAATTATTGGGAGAAGTAAGAAATAAAATAGATAGTTTGGATAGTGATAATGATGATGCAAAGAAGGCATTAGAACAATTTATACAAAGTTTTGCAAAATTTGAATCAGTAATGGAGAACCTTGGAACGGTAGTTAGAACATATTGTGAACAAGGTGTAGAAGGTAAAGCCGAGGTAGAAGTTCCATGGCTTCCTGATAGAAAATTAGAATATTTTTATCGTAATGGTGCTATGCATATTTCAAATGAACCAGGTATTGATAAGATAGGATTTTTTGAAACTACTGAGGATAAAGGTGAACGAGGTTATGTGAGTTGGGGTTGGTTTGAAGACCAAATTCTAAATAGATTCTTTTCTTTCATAAGTGTTCAAGAACAAGAAAATGCAGAATTCAAAGGTGATGGGAAGTTCAAAACATCAATCAGAAGTACAACATGGGAAAAAGATGATGAAGGTAATTACAAAGAAGTAGAAAATGAATGTAAGTCTCATTTGTACTTGAAAACCATGGGACTAACTTCAGTAATCTTACCAGGTAGTCAAACATTTCCTTTATATGACCCTGAAAAAGGTGATAGAAATATATTGGCTTACATCCAAGAAATTAATAAAAAATTTAAAAACTTTGAAACAGAAAAAGGTAAATCAGGTTCTATTAGACGAATGGTATTTCCAGTATCCATGTTGAAAACATATTTTACTGGTATAACATCTATTGAACAAGGACTAAATAGTTTTTGGAGTGCAGTATCTTCATTGTATGGTGGATTTTGGAATTTTCAAGTAGTTGCAGATGATTATGATTCAGGAAGAATTGGTGTGGTTGAAATGTATGGTTCAAATGGTTTCGGTGTTGATGTTAATAAAGATTATTATAATGATTTTGTAAAAGAGGTTAGTAACTCATCAGAAAATATAGGAAGTTATTTAGAGTATGATGATAATAAAACAAATCCAAATAAAATGTTTATGATGCCTATTTATAGTAAAGATTCTTTTGTAAAGGATTTTAGTCTTGATGTTAAAATGAGTTCTCAAATGATAACTCAAGCAGTATATGGTACTCACACAACATTTAAAACATCAGGTGGTAATTTACCACAAGGATTAACAAACTTGGGTGTTCGTGCAATGAGTTTAGTAATGAATGATTCTCATGTGAATGAAATGGAACAAGAAGTTAGTGCAGATGAAATAATGAAACACATTGCGTTTCCTGAACAAATCAGAGGTGTACAAGTGGGTTCACTATACTCAAGAGATGAGGAAACAACAGAAGTTGACCCATTATCAACACAAAGTCAATACTATGTGGACTTTACTAAAGTACCAGACATTGCATCGGATACTGAAGAAAAGATAAATAAAGTAAAGACATCTAAGAAAAGTTTGAAAAAACTTGATATAGAGGATAAAGATGCAGTTGAAGATTATGCAAAAAAATTACAAAAAGATGGTAGTGTTTTGTTCTTTCCATTTTCACCAGAAATCAAAGCAGAAGATAGATATCCAATCTATGATAAAAGTGGAGAAATGACAAGTTATTTTCGTAAAGTACATAACTTTCTTATAATGAACTATGCAGGTAAAGAGGTTGATGGAACAAAACAAGGTGCATCAGCATTTTATAGTCATATACCAATGACACCTGTAAGATTATCATTAACACTTGATGGTATCGGTGGATTAAGAATAGGTAATTTATTTGTAGTGGATTACTTACCACAACAATATCGTGAGTGTACACACTTCATGATAACTAAAATAGGACATGACTTATCAACATCAGGTTGGAGTACAAAAATAGAGGCCGTTATGCAAGTTAGTATGTCACAATTAACTAAGAAACGATTATCCAATACTGATGACGCCATTAAAGTTAGTTTCACACCTATCGGTGAAAGTATTGATAAAACTTATATTGAGTATGTCAAAGAACAGAAAAGAAAAGTAGAAGATGCAGAGTTTAGACAAAAAATGGAAAAGATAAAAACTGAAGATGATGCGAAAGAACAAGAAAGACAACAAAATCTTAAAGATGGTAAATTTACCGATACAGATGGTCTTGACCCGAATGATAAATCAAGAGCTGCAGAGGCAACTCGTTCAGGTATAGAATTTGAGAAATCTCTTAGAGAACAAAATGTGGGACAATTCAATGTGGTTAGTGAAGGTGATAACTTATCAGGTGACAAAATAACAAAACAACAACAAGAAACTTTTGAGACAAGTGGTAAAGTTGATGATGGTCAAAAACTTACTGATAAGGCAGTTACCGTAGATGAACTTTTTGAAGAATTTTCGGAAGATAGGAAATCAGATTTATCAGAACCTGTAAATATAGATGGTAGTGAACCACAAGAAGATACTTCATGGTGGGATAGTCTTAATCCTTTTAAATAATAAAAAAATCTATTTTGAAAAATAATCAATATATTTATTAATAAATTAATGAGGTTATAATGATTCTATGGTTTACAGGTCAACCAGGTTCTGGTAAAACAACACTAAGTAATGAACTTTCAGAAACTCTTGTTTCAATGGGATATTGTGAAAAGACATTTCAAATTGATGGTGATGACTTAAGAGATATTTTAGATAATAAAGATTATTCAGAAAAAGGTCGTAGAAAGAATATTGAGTTTGCGATTAACATGGCAAAGGTCATGGAGAGTAAGGGTTATTGTGTATTGGTATCGTTAGTTTCACCTTATCGTGATTTGAGATTTGGAGATGTATTTTATCTTAGTTCAACAAGAACATTACGAGAGGAATATCATGTTGATACTTTTGAACCACCAACAGAAAATTTTACAGAAATAAATACAGACAAACCAATTGAGGAGTGTATTGATGAAATACTCAATGTTTATAGGTAGATGGCAACCATGGCATAAAGGTCATCAATGGTTGATTGAACAAAGATTAAAACTTGGTAAAAATGTTTTGGTGTGTATTCGTGATATGATGCCAGACGAAAATAATCCATATACGAGTGAAGAAGTATTTGATAATATAAGTTTAGAATTACAAGACTATATAAGAGTTGGACAAGTAAAGGTTATGATAATACCAGATATTGAATCTGTAAATTATGGTAGAGGAGTGGGTTATGATATAATTGAACATGAACCACCTAAAGAAATAGGAGAAATATCTGCAACTAAAATTAGGAGTGAACAAAATGAAAATTGATATCTTGGATAAAGGATATATTGAATTAGTGGATACACTTGGTGATGACTTAACACCAGTAAATGCCGCTCGTGTATCATTCGGTGGTAGAAGTGAAACTTTTGAAAACAAAGATAGAAAACTATCTAAATTCTTAATCAAACATAAACACTTCTCACCATTCAGACACCAACATT